GGTCGAATGCATACGCTGTAAAGCGTCGCACCCCGAGACGCTTTACTCGGGGGACGATCGACTCTGCGTGTATTGCAAAGCGCAGATCGCGGAGCAAGGACCGTTACCCACGGTTCCCGAACCGGAACCCACGAAGGAAGAGACACTAGAGGAGAAGGCGCGCGCGGAACTCGCTCTACGGTTCTTGACGCGTAAACGGCTCCTACCGTTCGTGGAGCGGTTTAACCCTGACTATTCAGCGGGATGGGTACACAAAGATATATGTAAACGGCTTGAGGAGTTCTCAAGAGATGTCACTGAAAAGAAGTCTCCAAGACTTATGCTATTCATGCCGCCTCGACACGGTAAAAGTACGCTTGCGTCAGTGGCGTTCCCAGCTTGGCACCTTGGGCGAAACCCCGAGCACGAGTTTATCAGCTGTTCTTACTCGGGCTCTCTTGCTATGGGATTCTCGCGCAAAGTCCGCGGCCTCCTACGTGAAGAAGGCTATAAGTCAGCATTCAAAACCCGCCTTGACCCACATTCTCAGTCTGCTGAAGCTTGGCTTACTACTGCTGGCGGGGGTTATGTTGCTGCCGGTGTTGGTGGGGGTATTACTGGTAAGGGCGCTCATATCCTTGTCATTGATGATCCGGTAAAGAACCGTGACGACGCGGAATCATCGAACGCGCGCGACAGCGCCTGGGACTGGTATACGTCAACGGCGTACACGCGTCTTGCGCCTGGTGGCGGTGTGCTGGTTATCCTCACTCGTTGGCACGACGATGATCTTGCGGGACGCTTACTTAAAGCTGCAGCAGACAACGGCGAACAGTGGGAGGTTGTCAACTACCCCGCCAGAGCAGAGGTCGATGAGCCCTTCAGAAAGCGCGGCGAAGCGCTCCACCGAGAGCGATACGACGAAGAAGCCTTAAAAAGAATTGAGAAAGCGGTTGGCCCTAGAGACTGGTCAGCGCTGTACCAGCAGAACCCTGTCGCGGACGACGGTGAGTACTTCACGCGGGACATGATCAACTACTACGACCGTGATGAGATTGACCACGACCGTATGCGCTTCTACTGCGCGTGGGACTTGGCTATCGGCAAGAACGATCGCAATGACTACACCGTAGGCATGGTCATAGGTGTAGATGAGCAGGATTGCCTGTACGTGGTCGACGTTGTACGGGGCAGGTTCAACGGGTTTGAGTTGGTAGAGCAGATACTTGATCTCTACGAGGTCTGGAAGCCGTCGATCATAGGTATTGAGAAAGGACACATTGAGATGGCCCTTGGGCCGTTCCTCGAGAAGCGTGTACGCGAGCGCGGGTTGTACGAAGCGTATTTTAAAGATCTAAAGACTGGCCGCAGGGACAAGGAGGCGCGGGCCAGAGCAATCCAAGGCAGGATGCAACAGGGCATGGTCTTCATGCCAAAGGACGAAGAATTTACTGGCCCACTGGTAGCAGAGCTGTTGCGCTTTCCGAACGGGGTACACGATGACCAGGTAGACGCTTTGGCTTGGATAGGCCTCATGATGACGGAGTTCAGTACCTTTATCGAACGCGTCGAGCATGTACCTAGCTGGAGAGACCGACTACCGGGCCTTTTCAAAGGCGAACGCACTAAATCAGCTATGAGCGCATAACGATGAAATCAACAAAGCTAAATCCAGCTAAAGAAGAAGAGATCACACGCACCCAATGGGCACGCTATGAACGTGCACGGGATAACGGGCACTTAGACTACGTAGAGATGGCGCTCAAATGTGATGAGTATTACCAAGGTGACCAGTGGGATGATGAGGACGCCGCGGCTCTAGAAGCTGAAGGCCGACCCGCTCTGACGATCAATACTATTCTCCCTACCATTAATACCATTTTGGGTGAGCAGTCTACGCGCAGAGCTGACATCCAGTTCAAACCACGACGAGGGGGCGATGGGGCTATAGCCCAGACGCTGACTAAGTTGTATATGCAGATAGCCGACAACAACAAGTTGGACTGGGTCGAGCAGCAGGTGTTCGCAGACGGTTTGATAATGGACGGGCGCGGGTATTTTGATGTCCGTATGGACTTCAGTGACCACGTTGAGGGTGAGATACGGATTACGGCCAAAGATCCGCTAGACATACTTATCGACCCAGATGCCAAGGACGCAGACCCGAAGACGTGGAATGAGGTGTTCGAAACTCGCTGGATGACGCTTGATGAGATCGCAGAGTTGTACGGAGAGAAAAAGGCGGAGCGTCTATTGTTTGTCGCTGAGAACGGCATGAGTTTTGGCCCAGATTCTGTCGAGTACCAAGAGACTCGTTTCGGCGACACCCAGACAAATGACGACTACTTTGGTGCGGGGGTTCCTGGAGACGAGGAGTACCGTAACGTAAAGGCGTTGCGCGTCGTAGAGCGTCAGCATAAAAAGCTGAGCCGCGCGATGTTCTTTGTCGACCCTGACACAGGTGATCAGCGCCAAGCACCTGATGCTTGGAGCGAGGCTAAGAATAAGAAGTTTGCCAAGCAGTACAACTTAAACCTAATAAGCAAGATCATACGGAAGATCCGTTGGACCGTTACCTGCGACCAGGTTGTGCTACACGATGACTGGTCTCCCTACAACCAGTTTACGATTGTCCCATTTTTCTGCTATTTCCGCAGGGGGCGCCCGTTCGGCGTAGTGCGGAACTTATTATCTCCGCAGGAGCAGCTAAACAAAATAGCGTCTCAAGAGCTGCATATAGTTAATACCACAGCTAATAGTGGCTGGATGATTGAGTCGGGATCATTGGTCGGTATGACTGCAGATGACCTCGAGGAGCATGGTGCGGAGACAGGTCTTGTACTTGAGTATGCGCGTGGGACTACACCCCCACAGAAGATTGGTGCAAACCAGATACCTACTGGTCTAGATCGTATCGCGCAGAAAGCTGCGGCTAACATCAAGACTATCTCTGGTGTTAACGATTCGATGCTGGGCACTGATAGCGCGGAGGTATCAGGTATCGCGATCCAGGCTAAGCAGAACCGCGGCGCGATCATGATCCAAGTGCCACTAGATAACCTGCGCAAGTCTCGTCAATACCTAGCAGAGAAAATCCTTAACCTAATCCAGACTTTTTACACCGAGCAGCGTGTTATCCAGGTCACCAATGAAGCCGACCCTCTCAAGCCGCGCGAAGAAATGATTATCAACGAGCAAACACCAGAAGGGCGGATTATTAACGACCTGACTATTGGTGAGTACGACGTGATTGTTGCCACTGCGCCAGCGAGAGACAGCTTCGACGAGACTCAATTCGCAGAAGCTCTCGCGCTACGACAGGCGGGAGTAGTTGTACCGGACGACGCGATTATTGAGTACAGCCACTTGGCCCGCAAAGGCGAACTGGCTAAGCGCATCCGTCAGATGACAGGTCAAGAGCCGCCAACCCCAGAGCAGCAAGAAGCTATGGCTCAGCAGCAGCAGATCCAAATGCAGCAGCTACAGCTTGAGATGGCGAAACTAGATGCTGATGTTAAGAAGACTCAGTCTGAAGCCGCTCTGAACATCGCCAAAGTGCAAGATACTACCGACGTTGATCCACAGATCCGTATGGCTGAGATACGGGCCAAGATACAGATCAATGAAGAGCAACTCGAACTACGTCGTGAGTTAGCAGACCTAAGTAATGCAGCAAAAGAAAACCAAAGCCAGACCTCTGCGGCTACCAAGTTGGCAACCGCAGCCTTTCAAAATACTAACAGGAACAACAGGAGTTCTTAAATGAGTAAGCAAGACGATACATCCACAGAAGAGACCACAATGCAGTTCGACGTAATGCCTGGTGCAGATCGCCCGGACGAAGACCCAGCGGGGCTTGACCTTAATTTTGGGTTAACAGACGACCCCGTTACGGCGGAAGTTGCCGAGGAAGAAGTTGCCGAGGAGGAAGTTGAAGAAGAAGTTGAAGAAGAAGTCGAAGAAGAAGTCGAAGAAGAAGTCGAAGAAGAAGGCGAAGACGAAGTTGTGGCTGAAAGTAAGTCGTCTAAAAAACAAATGGTGCCTAAAGCCCGTCTAGATGAGGTGCTTGCAAAACAAAAAGCACTGCAGAAACAACTAGATGAGATGACAGCACAGAATGAAAAGTCCGCGGAAGCGCCCGACGCCTACGATTTTGATTCGAAAGAAGTTGAGTACCAAAACATGGTGCTTGATGGTGAAACAGAAAAAGCTGTTGCGCTCCGAAGAGAGATTAGAAAAGCTGAGCGAGCCCAGCTTGAGTTCGAAATGCGACAAGAAATGAACCAGACGGTAAGCCAAGACCGGCAGATGACGGCCTTGCAGAACGCAGCGGCGGCAATGGAAGAAGCATACCCTGTGTTTGACAGCAACTCAGACGTTTTCGACCAAGAAATTACTAACGAAGTCGTAGATTTACGGGATGCATTCATTTTGAAGGGTTACGACGCTGTAGATGCCCTATCGAAAGCTGTGAAATACGTCGTCAAAGACCACGACCTCGACCAAGCGCAAGAAAGTGTGCCAAGTCTAGCTGGTAAAGCGCAGAAAACTGATGAACTTGCTAGAAAACGCGCCCAGGTTAGTAAAAAACTTCGCGCAGCAGAGGCTCAACCTCCGGAACTTCCTGGTGAAAGCTCCTCTAACCACGGCGAAAAGGGGCTCGACTTGTCATCTATGACTGAAGAAGAGTTCGCTGCCCTCCCTGAAGCAACTTTAAAACGCCTAAGAGGTGATATTCTTTAATGAGGTGACAAATGCCAGTTAAAAAAGACCCACGATTAGCCCGAGCAGGAGTCTCGGGCTTTAACAAGCCAAAGCGGACTCCTTCCCACCCAAAAAAGTCGCACATTGTGGTGGCTAAAGAGGGAGATAAGATCAAAACCATCCGTTTCGGTGAGCAAGGTGCGTCGACCGCGGGCAAACCCAAGGCGGGTGAGTCTGAAAGGATGAAGGCCAAACGCGCGAGCTTCAAAGCACGGCACGCGAAGAACATCTCGAAAGGCAAAATGTCAGCTGCTTATTGGGCTGACAAGGCTAAGTGGTGAAACAACTAGTCTTTGCGTTAATAATTGTAGTGAACGGTGAAATACAGCAGAACGCAAAGAGCTACTGGCAAGGGCTATCGCGGTGCAGATGGTATGCAGAGGAGCTAACAGTTCAGGGGACACTCAGAAAATACGAGACTCCCGTGCACGCTTACTGCGTTCCTGAATTTGTAGACCCACAAAAAGTAACAATATACGAATAGCGGTTGCTTTGTTATATTAGCTGTACTAATATGCTAATACGTCCATCCCTGCGATATGGGGTCGGCCCGTAGCCGTAAAAAACGTAACCCCCCGCCTACAAAGGCGTAAAACCTGTCGAGGTCGCACCTCGCTAATCAGCGCTAGTTCGTTGTCCCACGATACGGGAATACGGATTAGCCGCTCCTTTAAGTCGGCTGATAAGGCGGCATGTGCCGCATAAAATTATTCTGTCAATTTATTAGGAGGCCATCATGGCTTTAACAAATTTCGGCACCTTGACTGGTGACCAACTCCAAGCTTGGAGCCGCGACTTCTGGAAAGTAGCTCGCAATCAATCTTTCATCAACCAGTTCGCTGGCGCGGGTTCAAACGCTATGGTTCAGCGCGTAACTGAACTTACTAAGAACCAAAAAGGCACCAAAGCAAACATCACTTTGCTTGCTGACATGACCGGCGACGGTATCACTGGTGACAACACGCTGGAAGGAAACGAAGAAGCCCTCCGCGCGTTCGACATCAGCATTGGTCTAGACCAGCTACGTTTTGCTAACCGCATCGCTGGCCGTATGGCTGACCAGAAGACTGTAGTTAACTTCCGTGAGCAGTCTCGCGACGCACTTGCTTATGCAATGGCTGACCGCTGCGACCAGTTGGCTTTCTTGACTTTGTCAGGTGTTGCCTACACTCAGAAAAACAACGGCGGCCTCCGCGCTACTTCAGCTTCTGCTGGACACGAGCTGGTTGACCTTGAGTTTGCTTCTGATGTGTCAGCTCCAACTAGCGACCGTCACCGTCGTTGGGATGCTACTAGCGGCCTAGTCGCTGGCGACACTACTGC